TATTTATATATTATTCACATTTATTTTTAATAGTTAATTATAACTATTCGTATCTTTGTACCATAAATAAATAATATTTGTGTTTATACTATAAGATATTAAAATGAGATTAGTTGAGAGACATATTGTAAAAGATAACCAGTTTGAGGATATATGCCTCAAATCCGGGTTGTTGTACAATTATGTTCTTTTCAACATCAGGCAAGGGATATTCGATGGTAACTATCTAAAGGAATATGATTTCTCTACCAAACTTTGTAAGGAGAATCAGTTTGATTTCAGAAATTTACCGACAGCAGTATCTCAGCAAGTTATAGCCCAAGTTTTTTCGTCGATAAGGTCTTGGATCAGATCAAAGAAGGAATATGAGAAGAATCCTTCTAAGTTCAACTCAGAACCTAGATTACCAAAGTACAAGCGAGGAAAGAAACAAAATATGATTGTTTTTACCACTTCTGCTTGCAGGCTTAATAGTGATGGTTGCATTCATTTTATCAAAAACATAATCCAGCCAATCAAAACTAAAATAGGAGATAATAAATTATGTCAGGTTAGGATAATCCCTCAAGCTACATGCTATGTGGTTGAGGTTATTTATGAGAAGAAGGAACAGGATCTAAACCTGAATAAGGATAATGTTCTTTCGATTGATTTGGGATTGAATAATTTATGTTCATGTATCAACAATGCAGGGAAAAAACCTTTCATTGTAAACGGAAAGATTATAAAATCCTTTAATCAGTGGTATAATAAGAAGAGAGCTAGGTTGATGTCATATATTGGCGATAAGGGTACTTCAAAGAGACTTAGACGGCTAAATAATTATAGGAATTTTTGGATTGAGGATCATATTCACAAGATCAGTAGATATATTGTGAACTATTGTATCAACAATAACATAGGCCGTCTTGTGATAGGATTAAACAAAGGATGGAAGAATAGGATAAGTTTAGGAAAGAAAACGAATCAGAAGTTCGTAGAGATTCCGTTCTCCAAGCTAATTGATAAGATTTCTTACAAATGTAAATTGGTTGGAATAAACTTTCAAACCAATGAGGAATCCTATACCTCCAAAGTAGATCATCTGGCTTTTGAAAAGTTAGGTAAGCATGATGTTTATTTAGGTGAAAGAAAGAAACGCGGATTGTTTCAAAGCTCTATTGGAAAGCTGCTAAATGCTGATATCAACGGGGCTATAGGAATAGGTAGAAAAGTATTCGATGATTCTTACGTCAGTAGGATAATCGATAGCGGGTTAGCGTTTAACCCGATTAGAGTAAACATTTTGTAATATAAATGTGAATTTAATAAATAAAATTTAAAATTTTAATAACGTGGTAAAAGAGGATTTTAGAAATGAAAACGACCTCCTTCGTCATATTATGACGGTGGATAAAAACGTGGAGCAGGGTCGTGCCTTGAAGAAGATTTCCACCACTAGGGAGAATCTGTTCATTACCGGTAGAGCTGGTAGTGGTAAAAGTACGTTCATGAGACGTATCGTAAAGTTCTTGGGTAAGTGCGTTATCGTAGCCCCGACTGGGGTTGCGGCCTTGAACGCCGGAGGACAGACCATTCATTCGTTCTTCTCTATAAAGAACGATCCTTATATCCCTTCTATCGAGAGAGGTATGTTGTCGAATAAGGTGGATGTAAGTCCGTTTATGAAGAAGAAGATCAAGAATCTTGATACTATTGTCATTGACGAGATCAGTATGGTAAGACCTGATTTGCTTGATGAGGTGGCTGACATACTTAGACAATGTAGGCGTAGCAAGGAGCCTTTCGGTGGAGTTAGGTTGATTATGTTTGGAGATCTATCACAACTACCTCCTGTGGTGACGGCGGATGATTTTATCGACAAATATTATGAGAGCCGGTTCTTTTTCTCATCAAAGGCATTAAGAGCGTCAGGATTCTCGGTCATTACCTTCGAGAACGTATTCCGTCAAAAAGATCCTCAGCTTCTTTCCGTACTTGAGGATATAAGATGTGGGGTTATTACCGACGAGTCAAGACAGATATTGGATAGTAGGGTCAAGTATCCAGATAATATGGATAATACTATAATTATATGCTCAACTAACAAAGAAGCTTATGAGATAAATAAGACTAATCTTGATAAGATCAATAATAAGGTATTTAAGTTCGATGCTACTGTATTCGGGGAGAAGCCTGTAGCGCCTTGCGAGGATGAGCTTATAGTAAAGGTAGGGGCTAAGGTCATAATAACCAGAAACGGCAACGGGTATGTCAATGGCTCGATGGGTATCATAACCAGCATAGATACTGTTGATGAGACGATATATGTTCATCTAGATAACGATACTGAGGTGGAGATAACCAAAGAGAAGTGGGAGAAGATGAAGTATAAGCAGGTAGATGATTCCCTTGAAGGCATTTCTTGCGGCTATATAATACAATATCCATTGAGGTTAGGATACGCTATAACCGTTCATAAATCTCAGGGAATGACTTTAGATAATATATTCGTAGACATCAGCAGAGCCTTCGAAATAGGACAGATATATACCGCTCTTTCAAGATGTAGGTCTATAGACGGGCTTTATCTGAAATCAGTGCCTAAGGAAGATATGGTACTGCTAAGCGATAAGATATCTGACTTTATAGAGAAGGTGGATGAGAATGAGGGTGTTTTGAATCCAGAAAAGATATCTGATATCGGTAAGGATATGATCAAGAAACAACAGGATTTGTTTAATTTCGATGAATACGGATTATAATGGCTAAGAAAGAACTTTTTTCAGACGTAGATGAGTTAGTATCATCTTTAAATAAAGAGCTTGGAGAAGGCTCGATAATGAACTTCGGTGACGATAAGCCTATAATATCCATACCAAGGGAAAGCACAGGTTCGCTGGTGGTGGACAAGGCCCTCGGCGGCGGATGGGCGGTAGGCCGGATCCATGAGCTGGTCGGGATGGAATCTTGTGGCAAGACCATGATGTGTACGTTAAGTATGATCGAGTTCCAGAAAAAGCACCCCGATAAGCTGGTAGCTATAATAGACGTGGAGAACGCTTTTGATATCGAATACGCTAAGAAGATGGGATTGGACGTGAACCGGTTCCTTATTTCCCAGCCAAGCTACGGGGAGTTGGCTATCGATATTACGGCCAAGCTGGTGGAGTCCGGCAGGGTAGGCTTTATTGTCGTGGATTCTGTGGCGAATCTAGTCCCTAAGAAGGAGATTGAGGGTGATATGGAAGACAGCAACATGGGATTACAAGCCCGGTTGATGTCAAAAGCTATGAGAGTTCTTACCGGGATCGTAAACAAAAGCGATTGTGTTTTGGTATTCATCAACCAGTATCGTGAGAAGATTGGTGTAATATACGGTGATCCTAAGGTAACAACCGGCGGTAATGCCCTTAAATTCTACGCCTCTATCCGTATGGAGATGTCGAGGAAGAAGGTCATTGTAGGAGAAGACGGGTCTTCTATCGGCCATGAGGTTAGGATAAAGGTATTGAAGAACAAGACAGCTATACCTTTCCAGATAGCAGAGACGGCTTTGTATTATGGCGTAGGATTTGACAAGGAGCTTGAACTTTTGAAGTTATGTGAGGAAACCGGTATCTTTACCCGTAAAGGATCATGGTACTGGTACGGAGAGGTCCGAGTAGGCAATGGAGTGGATAATACGTTAAGTATTATGAGAGACAATCAAGAATTGTGTCAAGAATTAAGAACTAAACTAAATATTTGAGGTTATGGCTATCGGAGCAAAATTTGTAGACGTAATACCTTCTAGTGTTGAGAACGCTATAGAGGTAAAAAAAGAGGATGTAAAGACCTATCTATTCGTAGGTATTCCTATGAGCGAGTTTATCGGCAAGAAACATGAGTTTGAGGGATATATATTCATGTGCTTACAAGGTGTAACCGGTGGGGTTGAGCTTGGCGGTGATATAGCCGTAGCCGTATTGAGACCGGTTCGCCCCGCCGTAGGGGAGGCTTCTTACCATTTGGTGGATATCAAGAAGTGTAAGTATAATAGAACTGACGTAGTTTTATTATTTAGAGAGGGAGATTTTAAGGTTGTTAAACGTGATGATTGTAATCTTATCTGATCATGGGTACGTATATCTCTATAAAATCAACAGTAAACGCATTCAGGTACGGTATTGATCCTGTACCTGAATGGTTCGACAAGATATCCCAAAGAACCAAGGAACTTGATGTGATGGTTGATGGTAACAAGGTAAAGGCTTTGGATATAAGCCTAGAAAATGGCATTCTACGGGCTTTTTACGGTTATTATATAGGTATGTATCCGGATGACTCAATACAGGTGTTCAGACCGGAGGATTTTCATTCATTATATACGCTCAAGATATGAGAATATACACAGGACTGATAAAAGATCTAGGATGTAGATGCTTTTATTACGATAGCGGGATGAATATTCCTATTGGATCAGTATGCGCTGAGATACCTGATATTGTATCTATATTAATGTCAAGGAAAGGATTGCCTCATTTTTATGAGCATATAGCGATAAAACGTGAAGATAACATTGGCGATAAGCTATTCTTTGATTTTAATGGGTATACCGATCAAAGATCAATTGTATTCAAGGGACTTGCATTACCTGATGCCAATATTGATGAATGTATTAAGTTCGCTCATAATTCTATAGTAAATCCAGACATGAGCAGCGATTTTATAGAAAGCGAGAGGAATGTTATACTAACCGAGATTGATAATGATGAATCATGGATTAATGATAATAGACTTATAGAATTATCTGGAATAGATAAGCGTTGTTTTGTAAATATATTAGGTACTAAAAGATCTGTCGGTAAAATAAAGGAAGATGACCTTACATTATGTCGAGATGCGATATTAAATAAATCAGAGATAGTATTTCATTTATATGGATGCGATGATTTCGTGGATAAACATGTATTAGATATGACAGAATTGTCAAATACTATTGATATCAACTCATTTTATCGTAATAAGCTTAAGGAATTTGCTGTATCTGATCCTAAATATGGTATTTATAAATACAAGAAGAACCCAAGACAGTTATATGTGTCGTTTATATTGGATAATTGTGATTTCAAGAAATTATGTGTATTGTTTATCGTGTTATCTATGATGTGTGGCAATTATAATTTCTCTATGTTTCATTATCTTAGAAATAACGGATTATGCTATTCTGTAAACAAGAGATACATGAATTACTCGAATAGAATAATTGCTAGCTTAATAATTGATGTAAGTCCAGATAAATGTAACATCACAAAAGATTGTGCGATTGATTATGTCAATAATTTTCATCATATAGCGAATAATGACAATATAGAGCTTGTCTTAAGGATGGCTAAGTTATCTGATAAGTTAAATATGATGAATATTGATGATTACTACGAGAGCTACATATCTTTTGTAATGTCAAGATTTAATGGGATAATGGATTCATATGACGTATATAACAGTATATCTGTGGATGATGTGCGTGATATGGTTAAAGATATTACTGAGGATAAATTAATAATTCAATATTGTTCCTGATATGAATGCAGTTATAGGAATAGATCCGGGTATAGATACCGGAGGATTGTCTATGATCCCGGAGAACGGGGAGGTTAAGGTAATTATGACACCAAGGATATCGGCTAAGGGAGATATAGATCTTAGGGCTATATCAAGTTTCTTCCTCGATGCCGCTGACAAGATCCAAGAAGATGGAGGCGGGACGCTGGCGATCGCCGTCGAGGACGTCCACAGCATCCACAACAGCTCGGCCGCCAGCAACTTCACCTTTGGTGGGAGACGCCGGGAACCGAACGCCCTATTCGCTATGATGGTGGAGATGATAGAGCGATACGGATCTCACCCGGATGTTAGGTTCATGTTCGAGGAGGTGCAACCAAAGACCTGGCAGAAGGAGCTTCATACGACAGCCGATCGGGTGTATACGGCGGCGAAGTTAGACACGAAGGCTACCTCCATCCGATGTGCCATGCGCCTTTTCCCTTTGGTTTCTTTCGTGAAACCATGGTCAGGAAAAGGAGTACAACCTACTAAGATACAAGACGGAATGTGTGACGCCACGCTTATAGCCGAGTATATTAGACGTAAGTTTAAACTATTTTAATACTATTAAGTATTTATTGTATTTGTATTAATATAATTATGATTATATTTGCGATGTAATAAAAAGTTGTTCGTTATGCTTATAAGATGCTTGTCGAAGTCATTAAATGAGAAGTTGGGCAAATTGGAGACGGTGGTTAAGAACGCCGGTTCCAACTCCCTTTATAAGGATCTTAAGATAGATGTTGTCAATAATCTGGCTTATATCACTTCCGTAAATGCCAAGGTATGTGTTATAGAGCGATTGGAGGTCGAGGCTGACTCTAACTTCTCTTTCTTGGTAGAGGCAAGCTCTTTTATTAAGTTCATGAAAAAACAGAAGAATTGCGAGATTACGATACTGCTTTCGGATAAAAAAGATCAGATAACGATCCGCTATGCTTCTGGTGAGTATAGTTGTCCGGCTTTTGATATCAATACATTCCCGCAGGTACATAAGATACTTGATGGAGGAATTAAGGTTAAGATGAGCGATTATGTTTCGATTCTTAACAAAGCCAGCGATTATACGGAGGTAGATGACTTTTAT